CGGCATAACTGACACCAGCGGAAACGGCTTGATTAGTCCCTGAACTAAAACCACCTGCGCCACCGCCACCAGCGTAGCCACCACCACCACCGCCACCAGCAACAACCAAATACTCAACGGATGGTGGTGCTCCTGCGCTACCTGAGAAGATAGACGCAATCATTGCTGTTAAGTTACCCGCCATATCAAGTCACCCCTGGCCCAGTTACCCACCAAGTATCTGTATCAACTTTAATAAGTGAAGCCATGCCTTTAGTGGCTACCGTACGGTTTCCTGTTGATCCATTGGCTAGTTGGAACGTCACACCAGCACCAGAGATCGTTAAGTTACCGCTGTTGTTGTTGAGCGCAAGAATCGTTGTGCCTATGGGAAAAGCGACAGTTGCGTTAGTTGGAACCGTGAGGGTCGCCGTACTGCCACCAGTAAAGTAAACATGGTCGCCCGCATCAGTCAGCGCAAGCGTATAGGCAGTCGCACCACCAGAAACCTGTGGTGAGCCGATATAGCCCACTGAGCTAATAGGCATTGTGCTGTTCTTAAGCAACTTGCCCGTCGTGCCATCGTAGACCGCAAGAACTGAATCGGTTGAACTAGCAGGGCCAACCACATCGCCAGCACCCGCTAAAGCCATAAGGCTCCAGTAAGTTGCGTTCGTGGGTAGATTGCCCGTCGATGCCAGAATACAAATGTAAGTCGAATTGTTATAGCTGACTACATCATTAGCAACGTACGCTGTTGCGCCGTTGTAAGCCCCTTGCCAGATAAATGATGTGCCGTTTGTACCGTTTGTACCGTTGGTTCCAGCAAGAGCTAAAAGTGACCAATAGGTTGCGTTGGTAGGCAGATTGCCGGTCGAGTTAAGTATGCAGATATAGGATGAATTGTTGTACGAAACAACGTCGTTTACTACATATGCAGTGCCAGCACTGTAAGCGCCCTGCCATTTTGCACTTGCAGCATAAGTAAGGCTGTTCCAAGCGGTGGAGCCATTACCAATCTTAAATCGCCCTGTGTCCGTTTCAGCGCCGATTTCCCCTGCCATCAAAGTAGGGTTAGCAGAAGTCCACTGAGCAGCAGTGCCATTACGGGTTTGAATTTGAACGGCCATTAGGGTGCTCCTCCGTCGATAGCCTGTGCGCCGCCATAGTTAGTTGAAGGGACGCCGCCATCTAGGTTTGGTGAATTGGCTAATGCTGCTTCAGCAGGGAGAGTTACAAATACGTTTTGGGTTCCAGAGCTAAAATTTATTCTGCTTGTGTTTCCGGCAGAATTTGACAGGACTGTATCCCTTGACAGCGTTGTACCAGAAGATGTGTAAGTTCCAATTCCAACTTCCCAGTTAGAACCAGATTGATCGGCTATCGTGTAATAAGTGCTATTACCGTTACCAATGACTGCAAAGTCTTGGAACCCAGTTACCGCCGCGCCCAGGGTTATAGTTGTAGCCGACCCAGGCGCAGATACAGTAACTTGTACACGATCTGCGACGACAAAAGCCATTATGCAGACAAGCTGAACTGATACGTTACTTGAAGAACGTCACCACTAACAACCGAACGATCCCCACCTGTGAAGTCAGAAGCAGAAAACAACGTACCCGTTGTGCCACCTTTGGTGTTATCGCTTGTCAAGAACGCACCACCAACAGTTGTCGTACCGTTGATGTTAAACGATGCTTTACTTGCTGTATTAGTAACAACCGAAGGATTAGCCGTTGTCGCCGCAGCAAATGTTGCAGCAGGGCGCGTTGAATTGCTGTACGTTGTGTCCTCAGTCCATCCGGCGTGAGAAGACATGGTATCGCCTGCGGCGGGTGTATTAGACGCTCCAGCCCCGTAAAGACCAATATACCAAGAAGTGATGCGCGATGTTGCCCCGTCAAGCGACGTGCCAGCCATGTACTGAAGGCCCACGTTGACCACGAGGTTTTTAGATTCCGCTGTCCATTTGAGATTGCCGTCTTTGTCGTAGCACTCAAAGAAATACTTGCCCATCGCACGGGCTGCTTCTCCAGAACCTGGGCGAGCAATTAATCCGCTAGATACAGCATCATTTGTCTTTGCGTGTTCCATTATGAAATCCTCAATATAGAATCAGTTGCGCCCATTGGCGGAAAAGTAATAACCAAATTTGAAGCTGTTTTAGTAATTGTGTTACCAAAACTTAAAACACAAACCGCACGATTGCCGTTTGTTGAATTGTAAATCAGCGCCCCTGCACATGAAAGGGTCACGTTGGTAAACGTTGCGTCATCAAACGACCAATATCCTGTAGTACCCGAAGAAAGAGGGGTAATGTTTGTAAGTGCAATTCCACCGGCGGTGTAATTGGTTCCACTCGACGATACTTCCCCAGAGGATGTGTATACAGTGGTGCTAGCACTGAGATCGGCAGTTGCGACGTACAAGGCGAGTTTAAATACATCCCCCGTTGTCCTTGTAAAATTGTGCAAGGCTTGAGCAACCTCAGCTTTGAAGCTTGTGCACATTGTTTGGTAAATTGCCATACTACTTCACCGGATACCGTACTTGACCAGAACGATAAGCGTCCTGACGCTCCAGACCATCTGCCAAACGCTTTGCAAGTGCAAGAGCTTCTTTATATTGCGTGTCTATTCTGCCAAGCATGTCGGGTTCAGCTTTAATAAACGTATACCCTTCTTGCAGCGCTCCATAAAATAAAACTGAATCAAAATTGTCACCGAGCCAAGAAGTGCCAGCAGTCACAATTGATTCTGGGTAATAGTAATAGTGAAGCTCGACATTATAATTTGCATCAGGCGTTGGGCCTAACAAAAACGTCAGTTCATTAGTGATTGTGCCGCTGTTAACAGTAGGGCCAAAAATAGCGTAGTGGCGGGGGCGTCCTGTATTACCTGAACCGGTTGGTACAGGGTAAGCTTCACGAATAAAATTAACGTCTTTATTAAGCAAATAATGATACCGCCCATCAGCGTCAATAACTGCCATACTGTAGGGCGATAAAAAATCACTGGGGCACTCAAGGTATTTATTATTTGTCGTTGTCACACCCGTTACATTCTTGCGAATGGACGGAAACTGCATGGAGTTATAAATACGCTGCTCAGCCTGTTGAACAAAAACAGCAAGCTGTTCGTCCGACGTAAATGTCGTAACCGAATCAGAAAAAGTAATCGTCGGGAAGTCGTTCTCGACATACCCTCGGATCGCCTTTTTTAACTCCGTATAATTCACGCCATCGGCCCCCGGCACATAGTGCCCTTAGTAGCTGCTCCAGCCCCACGCATCTTAATGCCAGAGGTTTTAACGGGTTTACTTAGTTGATTACTGTATGCGCCGACACTCATAGCAAGCGTATCGGTGTTGCTATGATCAGGGCCAGATCCGGGCTCACTAGAAATGCCCATCTTCTTACCCTTCATCGTGTGCGGTTCAGCATAAACTGATGCAGGGCCGATTTCTTTACCGCCTTTTTTCATGCTATAGCTAGCCATTACCGCCCCCTTTGATTTGCAGCACGAGCAAGGTTACGCCCCATCTTACGCATATCCATACCCGTTGGACCGCCCTTTTTAAGCTTAGTCAGTGGCTGACCTTTGTGCTTGGCTTTCTCATGCTTGTGCACTGCGCCAGCAATCATCTTTTTGTCCTGCGCTAAGTCTTTCTTATCCATCGTTTGCTCCTACGATACGGTGACAGAATTAACCAAACCCTGCGCTACTAAATCGTTTGGGGTAAGCGCAGCATCAAAAGATCTTGAACCACCTACAGGGTTAAAACCCCACTGAATAATTCGACTGCCCATTGTAATCGTACCTAGCTCATCAATGCTAGCGTCATCATTCACAGGTTCAACTTGCAAGCCATTAAATCCAGCTTGCCTATAAGAATTAGAATCAACTCGCGGATTGCGAACAGCTTGCGGGTCATACACAGGGTACATACCAAGTTGTAGCTGCGGCTGATCTGGTTCCCAACACTCAGGGCAAACAAGAATATTGACGTTCTTGGTTTTAATGACCAACGACTTTAACTGCTTCAGCTTAAATCTAAAGTTACACCTATCGCACTGCGCGATAGCATATTTACCAGAGGCAAACTGATTGGGCATTAGAAGCTCCCAGTATTGCCTAAATACATCCGACGTGGCACAAAACGAACCGCAGCTTTTTCACGGTCTTCACCAGCAGCGAAGTTCCACTGCTCTTCGTAAGCAGCTTTAAGTATTTGAAGCCGCTCTAACCCTTCAGGAATCTTCTGCGCGATGTAATACGCCAACCCTGCTGTGATGCAAGGCAGGAATCTAAACGGCATATCAGGGGTTTGAATCCCGTCACCAGCATTCTGAATACGACGCATCCGCCAGTAGACTACTTGATAGTACGGCGAGGCTTCGGTACCTTGGTCAGGTACGGGCCAAACTGTGAATTGGGGGTAGGCGGTTGCAGATGGAGAATAACTGCTGGTGGCGGGGTACGTGGCTCCAGAGTTCCTGCTGATGTAAATCTGTATCGGTCGTGCTTGAGAAAGTTTGTTTGGGATTGTGGCGTAGGTGGAGACACTAATCCGGGTAAGTGTGAGGTCAGCTTGCGTAGAGGCATTCCCGGCTCCCGTTCTTATAACGTGCTCAAGCAAGTCAATGGTGTCGTTCGGTAAATCGTACGTCGCAGTGCCCTGTACCAAATTCTTCGTGCCCTGCTCAATCGTCCACATATTGATGCCACGATTCGCCCACTCTATAGTTAGTAGGTTCATCGAACGACGTGCGGTACGCAGGTCGTAGCCAGAGCGCATCTCCCGACCAGCCCTCTCAAAGGCTTCTTCGGCTATATCCGTAAACTCAAGATTAAAATCGGTTGAACCGCTAGTGGTCATCTAAATCTCGCAGTCTTAGCGGCAATTTTTGCCGGTTGTTTAACAAACTGCTTACCTGCGCTTTTTCCAGCTCGTTTTGCCTTTGTCGTTGCAGCGTATTCTGAAGGTGTAAGAGACTTAATTGCCGCCTCCGGGAGGTATCGTTCGCCAGTTTTGCTAGACGGTTTACCACTTTTTGTCCGCCATTTCTGATCCCCCCA